AATTATAAACACCTGAATTAACAGATCCAGAAACAATATTATAAACTTTACCAGAATCTCCAATTTTAGGTGATGCTAACGAAGAATCATCAATAAGCGTAATAATTCCTGAGCCAGTTACTACAGACCCGGTAGCATTTGTTGCTCTAGAAGAAATTGCAACTAATGGAATCTCAAAATTACCTGCATCTAAACGCTCTTTCATTCTGTTGCGTTTAAAATTAACAACGTATATATAATCTGTACTACCAGATCCAGCTGTTGTAAAACGTGTATCGGTTGGTGATAATAAAAGTTGTCGATATTGCGAATAAACTGCTTTACTTGGAGAATCATTAAGTTGACCTTGCGAATCAGATCCGCTACCCAATGCATGACCAAATGCTAAAGAAAACTGTACTGCTGCTCCGTCAGCCGTTGGTGTATCTTGATAAACATCTACATAATAACGACGTTGTGTTGTAGTTTGAGTTGATGCTGTAAAATATGTAGTTAAACTTGCTAAGTTATCACTCCACATTCCTGCAGTAACCGTTTCAATTTGATTTGCAACAATATCATTAACTGCATCAAACTTTGTATACGTTCTTCCGTTACGAGCCAATATTTGAGTTTGATTTTGTTCAGCTACAATTTGATTTGCCAGCTGTTGTGCTAATTGCCGTACTTGATCATTTACTCCATTATTTGCAGTTGTTAGTACCTGATTTTCATTTTGTAATTGCTGGATCGTTTGTGTTGCGGCAAGCGAGGGCGGCCGTCGAGGTACGACACCAATTCTAGGTTGTTGTTTTAATCGTGTAATGAATTCATTCATTTTCATATTATTTTCCATTTATATTGTTGCGGTAGTTGCTCGGTTAACAGTTAAATTAATAGTTACACTACCACCAGTTTCATTTGCAATTACTGTTATAGTTGCAGTTTTAGTTTCAATTAATTGAGTTTTAGCAACAACTCGGAATTCAAATCCTGCAACTGCAATGCTTTGTGCATCTTCATTATCTCCAATAAATCTAGGAGTAGTTGGAAGTACTGAATTTTGCAATGCTCTAGTTACCTGAATATCAGCTACACTTGAATCTGATAAAATTGCCGTATAACCTAAAGTTGCATTGCCTCCTCTAAAGTTGCTTGTATTAGGAGCAATAACCGTAGAATCGCCTGGCGCTGCTAATGTAATTGCGGTATTTCCTACTCTAACAACTGGTATATTAGTTGTTTGTTTTGGCAATGTAACTAATTTATATTTCAATGCTTGAGTTTCATCAGCGACTGCTTCTACGATTGGCATATTTTCGATAATAGTACCATAATACGCAGTTCCTAGTGGATGATCTGGATTCCATAATGAATAATCAATTTCATCATCCCCTACTGCAAATTGTGTAATATTAAAAGCATTTCCGCCTTTTGCTAAAAGTTCTCGTCCTTTTAACGTTAAAATTGCGTCAACTGTAACGCTTGAATTATCTAAGTATCCCATATGTTTTTACCTTATTTTATATAAATATACGCGTTGTAGTTTTTATGGTTAAACTAATCTAAAACTTCCTTGTGCATTATCTTGATTTTGATAAATCAATTGATTTGGATTTGCCGTTTTAAATTCAACAACCGGGCCGCCATCAATTGTTTGCGTTGAATTGATATTAAAATCGGGTGAAGTCATTTTAGCACCAGAATATCTTTGATTATCAATACCTTGTGGTAAATAATCTTGAAATTCTGCAAAACTACCAGTAAATTTACGTTCAACGTTAATTCCATAACTAGAAGCACCATATGTACCTGACCCATATGAACCAATTGGACCAGAACTAGTAATTGGAATGACACTTGATGACATATATCGCAATTCTGATAACACACTACTAGTATAGGTTGGCATTAAAGGTTCACTCAGCCAATACGGTGTTGAAGCTGTTATATATGTACTTCCAGATTTAATTAAATATTCATGCGAATACGGTACGCCATCATATTTTTCCGAAGTAGATGCCGTTAAATACATTTGCCATTGATCGTCATCTTCTGCAGTAAGCGTTAATACTTTTGCATCAATTTCTCCTATATATTGTACATATTCTCCTGATGCAGTAACAGCTGAATTTTCTATTAATGAATTGTAGCTACTATCAAATCTATTAACCGTTGGTAAAATTTTATCTTTACTACGTTCTAATACATTTGGTTGTACAAGTATTCCTGTTAATTTTTGCGCACGTGCAGGTAATAATTGTTCTAATTGTCGAAAGAATGACAAATCAAACAATGTAAACATAGAAATATAAGAATTAATATCATTTTTATTTGAGTATTTTTTCCAATAAGTTTGTGCAGCTTGAATTAACTTTGGGTATGATTTTGAATCCGTTTCGCCTGGATCTCCAATATATTGATCTAAATTTATAAAACCTAGTTGTGCAATAATATCTTCATCAATCATCGATTGTGGAGAAAAATATACACCTAATTTTTTGCTATCTAATGGAGCTTTATCAAATTGACTTCTTTCTGCTCTAGTTTTTAAATCTAATCCGCCAACTAATTCATTTTGTTCAATACGAATTTTATTATCATCAAATGTTCCCGCTCCTAAAGATGGCGCATCATAATATTGCGTTTCTTCATATGAATCATAAGGAGTATTAATTGACCAACTCGCAAATGATGCAGAAATAGTTGAAGATTTAGGTTGAACTCCCGCTAAACTACTTGTTAATGCGTGATTGATATTTTCATTGAGCGGCATTCTGAATATTAATTCATTATATGCATCTAGGTTTGCATTATATGCACTAGGGGCCTTTACGTGATTATTAAATACGGATTCATTTAACGATGATGACCATATACGTAATTCTTGCAATTGTCCGACAAATCTACTAGCACCCGCAGAAGTACTTCCTAAAACTATTGATGCCGATCCTGCAAAACTTGCAGTTGCAGATGCAGAAACCGCAGCAACAATTTTGCCGTATTTAGATTTTTTAGTAATTAAATCTAAATTAGTACCATTTGTTTTTAACATGGTAGTTAACCACTCATCTGCATATAATTCAATCAAACTAGAACCAGTGCCATTAATTTTCATTACACCTTTATTACCACTGTTAAATTCCATTGTTACGGAATTTGACCCTACATTAAATAAATTCATTGTAGTTGGAATTGTAGGATTAGTAATAACGTTATCTGGGCGGAATCTTAATTCTACAGTATTGATAGATTGCGAATAATTTACTGTAACAGTTCCTGCTGCACTAGAACTTAAATCTAATGCATAATTAAAATTATATTTTTCATATATTGGAGCCCTATCTAATCTAGGACCGCCATATTCATTGATACTAATTAACGATTGCGGTATTCCATAACATGATAATAATGCTTGAATACTTCGTTTAGTTCCTTTTGTCTTTAATAGTAATGGTAAATTATTAACAATCCGGCGCCATACTGCATAAGTTGTATCTTGTCCCGAAACTGCAGGATCGCCGACACTAATAGATCCAGTTAATGGCGTACCTAATTCGTTAGTGCCTAATACATACTCCCATAATTCTTGATTTTGCTTTCCGTTTGTTAACGTCCATCCAAATTGTTTTGCTACAGAATATAACAATTCATTAGGCATACCTAACTTAGGATTTTCTTCACGTTTATGAATTAGCGATGCATGATGTATATATGTATATAATATGTCATAATGATGTCCTAACATATGTACAAATGTTACAAAATTAGCATTCGACACATCAGATATAATAAATTCAGGCAGTGTATAAATTAGTGCATTAATATTTAAACTATCGTATAATGATGCACTAGTAAATAAATTATTATACCATGTTTTAAATATAGAACTAGATACTGATGATAATGCATATGGTTTTGTACTAGTTAACTTTGGCGCTGGTTGAATGTAACTACCAGTTAATTCAACAACATTAAATGTTTCTTTTGGAATATCATACGTAGTTAATTTTGAAGAAGATTCATAGTAAAGATATTTTTCAAAATTATCAAATCCGCCGATTAAATTATTTTTTAATATAGTAAAATCTTGTGCATTAGTTGTAGATATACTTCCTGATAATGATGAAACAAATAAACTTTGGCTTGTATAATATTCTAATAATTCTAATTTATATTTAAAATTTTGTAAACGTTCTGTAGCAGAGCTATAAAATATAAAGTTATTAAAATCTGAATAATCAATATTTAATTTTATTCCAGATAAACTTCCAGAAAAATACGTATCAACTAATTGCTGTGAAGTTTGTGTTGCAGAACCTAATAAATCATTCCACGTTTTTAAATCCGTTTCAGTTGATGTATTAAAAATTGCATTTGCTTGCCAATTAGGTTTAGCTAATGATTTATATGTACGTAATGAACCTTTTGATGCAATATTAACAGTGTCAATATATGTAGGTTTTTGTTCTTCTACGACCCAACATTTAAAGTCTACTGCGATATCTTGCGGCAACGGTTCATAGAGTTTAACGTATAGATATTCTCCAATTACAACGCTATTAACAAATAATACGCATTGATTCCTACTAAAATTTAATAGATATGTTTTATATATTTCAGAACCTGTTTGATCTACAGTTTGTATATAATTAGTAATTTGCTGTAGAAATTCTGGATCTTCATCATCAATAGCACGCAATCTAATTTCAGTTCGATCTGGAGAAATTTCGTCAATACGTAAATGTTGCCGCTCATAACTACCAATTAAATTTTTAAAGAAATTGATAGCAAATCTAAAATTTCCCGATGTTAATTTTAACTTATTAAATTCAGAAAAAATATCAATTGCAATCGGATTAATAATTGAAATTGGGCGCTTTGTGGTTTTATCAATATATTGCGGTACTTTTCGCTGCAACTGAATTTTGTGATTTCCAGTAATCCATGAATCTTCGACATATACATGAAATTCTAATCTAGAATCGTCTGCAGAATTAACGATATCGGTATTAAAAAATATTGGTTGTTGGGTTGAATATGTTACAACATCTAGCTTAGTACGATCAATACGTTCTGCAGATATTGATTTTGTAGTAGATTTAATATCTGTAATATTTTTATATTGATTAAGCATTTATCTCCTGATTCCAAAGATCTACATTTTTATTTGCATCTGTAATAACCCAATATGACTGTAATGCATTTATTGTGTGAAATTGCGTATCATTATTTTGTCCAGCTTTTGCTCCGATGCCGAATCTATCTCCAATTTCAAATTCTGAATTAGGAATAACAATGTCGACTTGTAAATCTTGAACTTCATATTGAAAGATTGACCCCGGTACTGTTTCTAAATTACCAACAGTTGAGGTATTTTCAAATGTTTGATATGCTCTATCTAAACCTTGTTCACTTATTTTAATTATAGAGAAAAAAGCAGTACCATATCCAGGCGGTGCATCATATCGATGTTGCAATTTAATTCTAAAACGAAGATCAACGCCCGAATTTTTAATGTTTTTTGAAATTGTGTATGTATTTGGCGATTGTTGAGGCAATCCGTCTTGTATTTCATCTATTAAAATAAATGAATAATCTGTATGTTCTATAATTCGTCTGTTTTCGCTTGGACGATATCTTGCATACACCGGATCTTGTAAATCTAAATCAAAATCTAAATCAACAGCTTCTTCTTCTATAACCGTAGTTCGAGCAGGAAATTTAAAATATGTAAATTGCGTATTTAATACACGCAACATTGATTTTGTAGTAATTTGATTAACTGCAGGCTCTATAATTAACAATGAATTTGTATCAACGCCCTCCTGCAATGTAATATTACCATTTTCAGATCTAGGAACAACATTTTCATTATTTGAAACATGCGTTAATCCTAAGCGTTGATATTTCGCTTGTAACTCAATTGATATCGAATTTTTAATTTTAGAAACTGACTGTTTAACTAAATTTCCGATATTTGCTAATCTATCATTTACATTAACCATTTATTACCTAACTACTTTAAAATAAATTTGGTCGTTGATATACTGTTCTGTAAATCCATCTACTATTTTAAGATTTAAACGATAATTGCGTTCTGGCATAAATCCGTTCATATCTAAGTAAATAAAATTACTAGTACTATCACAACTTACTTTAGTATAAATATCATCAAACGGAATAATGACCTCGTCAGTAGCAGCATCCGAAATTGAATAATATGTAGTAGTTGGTAAATGTTTAACTGTTTGAATTGGAAATAAATTAGTTGGCGATTTTCTAGGATATTTATCTCGAGCGTAAATTCTTACCTTTGCAATCTCAGTATCTTTATATGTTGGTTTAATATTCGTATAAACCGTATATGATTCAGAATTAATATTACCTAAAGATCCGGTAATAAAATTACTATCATCCCAATACATAACTAATCTAGGAACATATATGGTATGCGTTTCTCTACTAAAAAATCTTACGTACCCCGCAACATTACTATTTGTTTCGTCAGCATCAGAAAATTTTAATAAGAATCCATTATTCGAAATAGTATTGCCGCCACTTCCACTTTTCCAAAGTAAAATAGCTTCGGTAACATCCATATTAATATCTGTAGGTCGATAAGAAAATCCTTCCGCTTCTTGCAAACCTGGTTGATAGAAAAATGCTTGATTAAAAAATGATGCATTAAAAACACCCGAGCTAGATTGAAATAACCAACTGCCACCTTTACCTGATCCGGTGGCATATAAACTTGTTCCATTTATTTGTATGTTACTTCCAGAAATCCAACCAGTACCAGTATATGGATAAAAAGACCATGTTGCTTGAGGTATCGCCCAACTTGCTCCATCTTGAGTTGCAGTTGTAGCTGATAAAAAACCTGTGCCATTTGTCCATGGTTGCGCAACTATTTTAGCATCGATACTATATTCAGCAGGTAAATTTTTTGCGTGAGTTGTAAATAATTGCAACATAAATTTACAATCATTAATGCTAACTGAATATTTTGCTAATACTGAATTAATTTCATTTAAATCAAATTTAACTAATGCTCTAGATTTTAAATAAGTAGATCCATCTGTATTTAAGCGTTTGCCTATTTCTAAAATTTCATCAAGCCCAGTATTATAATATTCAGCCGATTCATATAATGTTGCATCTTTTTCTGCATAAAATATTCTGAACATATTATCCTAATTTTTTTACCGTTAATCGTGGAGGTGTACTATTACTAGTAATTGTAGTTATATTAGCATTTGATGGATTAACCAATACTCGATAATAGCCTGGGGTCGAAATATATTCAACCATTGTTCCTGTTACGGTTTGATCATTAGTTCCTTCAACTGATTTATAATCATTGAATAATGAAACTAAACTAAATACTCCACCCGTAGAAGCACCAGTTGCTAATTTAATTAAAATATCCACATCGGCACCTAATCCGCTTAAATATATTTGAGTAATGAATTCATAATATCCAGGTTGTTTTATATGTACGGCTGCAGTACTTAAACCAGCATCAACTAATTCAAAACTTGCAATACTAGTATTATAATCAGTAACATTATATCTTATATTATTATCCACACTATTAGTTAATGACACGTTGTTAACACTATTAGAAAATCTGGCAACTGGGATTGAAAAATACGATGATGTTACGGCAAATGATGCAGTCGTTGCATTTGATGCTGTACCAAACATTGACCCTGTAAATGAACCTGTAATAAAACTTGAAGTTAATTGAGTAAACGTTGCAATCGATGCTGATAAAAAACTTCCTGATAATGAAATGAAATTTGCTAAACTACTTGTAATTTGTTCAAATTGACCTAATGAGCCCGAAATGCTACCTGTTATACCTAAACTTGCACTTACACTACCAACTAAACTACCGGTTATATCTCCCTTTAAAGATCCGGTAATAGAAACAAAGTCTGCTTCGGTACCAACAATATTACCAGTTACATTACCCGTTAAATTACCAACAACTGCAGCTGCAGCTATATTCTGTACAGATAACACATTGGCATTTGGATTATATTCAAACCCAATGTCTGCTTTAAGTGCATTCGGACCGTTGACATTTGCTGTAAATAATACAAATTGATTTGATGAATTTATTCCATCTAATACAATTTGAGCATTACCTGCATTTGTTGCATATGAAGCAGTACCAGTTAAATCTGCAAACGCGGATCCGGTAAACGACCCGGTAAATAATCCATGGATTTGTCCCGTATAATTAGGAGTAGATAATGAACCACTAAAAGTTTGTAATTGTGCGATGCTTGAGCTAAATGATGCAGAATCCAATGGATAGTTATTTGTATTTAATGCTAAGCTAGCACTAAACGATGCTGAATCTAATAGATACAAAGTTTGGTTCGATGCAATACTTGCGCTAAATGATGCAGAATCTAATAAATACATATTATGATTAGCTACAATACTAGAACTAAATGATGCAGAATTCAATAAGTATGTATTATAGTTATTTACAATACTAGAACTAAATGAAGCAGAATCTAATAGATACGAATTATAATTGTTTACTATACTAGAACTAAATGATGCCGAATCTAATAGATATGAAGTTTGATTTGCGGCAATACTAGAACTAAATGATGCCGAATCTAATAGATATGAAGTTTGATTTGCGGCAATGCTTGAGCTAAATGATGCTGAATTTAACAAGTAAGTAGTTTGATTTGCGGCAATGCTTGAGCTAAACGATGCCGAATCTAATAGATATGAAGTTTGATTTGCATTAATGCTTGAACTAAATGAGGCTGAATCTAATAGATAATTATTATTAATCGACGCAGTTGATGAATACAAACTACTAGTAAATGAGTTAAATGATGCAGTAGGTAAAAATTCAGGAGTTACTGCTATAGTTAACGTATTAGTTGCCGGATTAGTTGTTAATGAAATATCGTTGCCTGCAGTTATAGTCATTGTATCAGTAGCATTTGCCGCAACTATACTACTTTGACCAGTTACTGCAAATGTTGTAAATGAACTTCCGGAATAAACGCCAGATCCTGACACATTACCATATAGTGCAGCTGACGAAGTATAATATAACTGGCCAGTGCCAGTATCGATTACAACTACATTATTTAAATTTTGTTGAGTAGCTGATGGTACAAACAAACTACTCGTAACAGTTAAATTGCCATTAATGGTTTGGCTGCCTGAGACATTAACAGAACCGGTAATATCTACATTTCCTAAAAATTTATGCGGTAAATTTGAATTTGCTACATATGTTATGCCTTGTTGCTGAATTGGGTCTTCTTCAATATATCCAGTGTATATTATAGGAGAGATTAAATCATTGGCTTCTAGATTATTAAATACATTGACGCCGCCAAATGTATTTGACCCCGTAGTTGCAACCGAACCGCTAAATATTTCCAATGCATCAATTCTAGTATCAAATGATGCCGATGAATTTAAAAATGAACTACTTAATATAGCAACACTAGAACTATTTGCAATCATTCTAGTATCAAACGAACCAGAATCAGTTACAAGATTTGTAATTCTCGTATCAAACGAACCAGAATCAGTTACAAGATTTGTAATTCTCGTATCAAATGATGCAGAATCTACTAAATACGAAGATGTAAATGTTGTAAATTGCGTTTCGCTTGCATATGATAAATCTAAACTAGAACTAAAAAATTCTAAATCAGATAATCTAGTAGCATCTGAACTAGAATTAGATAGAAAACTACCACTCAATATTGCAATGCTAGAACTATTTGCATTTATTCTATTAGCAAATGATGCTGAATCTACATAATACGTAAATGGACTACCCGTAATTTCATAGTTAGTTCCATTTGTATTTATAATAATATTTGGTCCAGCAACTAAGCTTACATATGAAGCCGTAATTGCATTATTTGACCAACTTGCTGTTCCTTGCAATGATGCAGTCACTCCTTGAGTAACAATCATCGATCCGGTAATTTTCATTGAGCCAGTTAATTGTACTGATTCAGTTACTGCTCCGGTAAATATATCATATAAGTCTGATACAAAACTTGCTGAAATTAAACCTCCAGCAACAATTTGAGCACGATTATTAGACAATTTGCCCATGATAAAGGATCCTTTTTGTATAAATATGGAATCAATAATTTATTACGCGACCTTTTATGTCTTTGTTTGGAAACTTAACTTCAAAGATACTAGGATCTAAAGAAGGATATATAATTCCATTTTTTGTAGCAGATGCTAAATCATACACATTGCCAGAATAATTTAAAGCAGTATCATATAAATTATTAAATGTTACATTTACTACCGATTGTACGCCTTTCACGTTTCCTAATAAATTGGTAACATCTGATTTCATGATAGGTTGATTTATTTGCCATCGATCTATATTGAAATAAGTTTTTACCGCTTCAATACATTTTAATAAAACTTCGTTGCTATTATAATTAGATAGTACAGATATTTCAAATTGTACGCCTATATTAATTATAAAAGCATCTTTAATATTGATTGCATCAGTTAATATTCTATAATGATTTAAATAATTCTTTAAGTTTTCTTTAACAGCTTGATTAAGTGCGGTAAGTTGTTTTTCCTGATTAAATCCTAACGTATATAAATTCATTGCTAATGGATTAGCAATTCTAGATTGTTCAAATTCTTGTTGTGATAATTGATCATCTGGTACAATATATGCTTTTGCAACACTACCAAATTTTGATGGCATCGAATAACATCGTATAATATAATCATCTCTCGTTACTAAACGATTTTGAGTTGCAAAGTTAGCTAATGCATTATTTTTTATATCTTCTAATGTATCTGCAGTTTTTGCACCAGTAGCTGGATTAGTATTTGACACTGCAATTGTTGATTTTATAAAGGCATTAGTAGCAGCATTTACACTCGAATTGATATCATCTGAATATTCTATAAAAACTAAATTAGTTAATACGCCGGCTGGCACATTATCTACAATACCATTTCCGACAGTATACGTAACTGTTAATGTTGTATTTGCTGGTGATTGTCCATACGTTTTTGTATATAAAAAATTTGATGGATCAATATTTACATCGACATTTTTATGTAAAGATGCTAATCCATTTCCTACGTTTGACGGATTAGGGATAATTTCCTCATCGTTATTGTCAGAAATTCCAGATCCAAATTGTAATTCTAAACGATTATCGCTGCGTAATCTAGTAACAAATCGTTTTGCAGTTTTTTTCAATTTTAATAAATTTGGCGCCGATGATCTATACGGAGATAATTCTGGATCATTTTCTAATAAATTCGGAACTTCTTCAAATATGGTATCTTGAGCCAAATATGGAACTTCATACCAATTGTCTCCGTCAGTTTCAGTAACAGAAATAATATCAATTATATTAGATTCAGGTAATACTACTTTATCATATGCAACTGGATTAGTAAACGTAAATGCAGCCGTTCTAATATCTCCCGAAACTGCCATGGCTTGTTTTTTTAACAAATAATAAGTAGGTAATTTTGTAGTTGGATCTGATTCATATATCGTTATTTCCGTTGTGTCATATGAAGAAGAAAATGCAAAGTCAATTGAATCTAACGTTCTAAATACGCTCGTACCCGAAGTTGATTGTACTCGCATCCCAGGTTTAATTGTAACTGCATAGTCAAAATCTGGTCGTACGTTTGCACCAGAACCTATAGAAGGTAATAATTGATATACATCTAATAATACATATGCAGGAACAACGTTCTTAGGTTGATATCCTAAATTTTTTGCAATATCAAAAATATTAGTACGTTCCGTTGCTTGATCTAACAACGATTCTCGCAAATTTGCATCCATATAATAAGATAAAACATCGCCAACATATGCCGACATTTCTAAAAACAATGAGCCTGGAGCAGATTGATTAAAATCAGTATATGATGTAGGAAAATATTGCTGTGCAAAATCGATTAAATTTTTTCGAAATTGATTAAAATCTTTACCTAAATATGAAATGTCTTTTTTTGTTTCCATGTTTGTCCTTAAGGTGTTATTGTTAATGTGCCATTTTGATTAACACCTAATGATAATGTTTTTTCGCCATCATTATCGTATTCGGCTGAGAATGTTATTAAAACTACAACGTCGTGTAGTAAATTAGGGTCATCTTCAGCTGTTGTTACTTTAATATCAATTAAATTAATTTCTGGTAACCAAAATTCAACAGGCTCTTGAATATATTTTACTATATCTTGTTGTATAAATTCCGTATTAGGTTGAAATATAATTTTTAATAAATCAGTGCCAAATGTTGGCACCATTATTCGTTCGCCTTTACGCGTTAATAATAGCGTTTTTAATTTAGCAAATTCTTGTTCGATGCTAGTATATGTAGAATCAAATATTACAGTATCATTATTTGCACCGCCCAATTGAATTCCTAGTGTAGAAATATTCGAAGTTCTAATAACACGTGCTGCGGTAACGATTTGATATGGCATTATTATTTTCCTTTTTTACGATCAATTGCTTTCATTAAAGCAGAATAATCTCGAGTTAATGCTTGTTGTATTTCTGGAGCAACATCATAAATTTTTCCATCTTCGGGATCTTCCATAACTGATGGTGTATTAGATTGATTTATGATTTGTCTATTAGTACCAAAATTAACAGCATCGCGCGATGTCATGCGAATTTCTTCAATTTCTTCATTCATTAAATCTCGAAAACTATTCATGGCTAATGGTTGTTGTTCAATTAAAGAATCAGTTTCATTTAGAATAGATGCCCATTTATTATCATTAAACTGTACTTTTTGTTTTTTTCCTGATTCGCTGACTACCCTAGGTTCAACGCGAATCGTTTTATTTGGATCTACGTTAACCTGTTTTTTAGGTTGTGTCATTTCTGTAATTGTAGATTGTAAACCTTCGCGAAGAATTTCAGTTAATTCTTCTTGTATAACCTCTCGTACGGCAATTTTAAGTGCTTTTATTAATGTTTTTGAATCCATATGAATACTTTTATATAAATATTAGGTTTAGTAATTTATGCCCTGCGGCCATTCTGTATCTGAAATTTTCGGCCCATATATGGTTTTCGTAGTTTGATTTATAAAATAATCTCCCTGTTTGCCTTGATTAGATTGCGGCGTTTGGGCATTGGTGCCAATAATAACTTGACTAGGAGCTTCTAGTAAATCTAATAACGATCGTTGTTCTTGTTGTAACTGTATAAGTAAATCTTTGCGCAAATCAATATCTTCCTGCGTTACATTAATCAATTGGTAAAATTCTGATTCTGTTACAACAATACCATCAATTGCATTTTGTGTATCTTGATTAACTGCAAATATTTCATTATTACAAATCGATGATATTACATTAATTACATTTGCAATTAATCCCGAAGCTACTGATACCGCCCCGTTAACGATAACTAAAATAACAGACGCTTGAGTTAATGCTTTTGCAATATTTGCAACTAATTCATTTTGTACAGCAATGGTTTGGCCTGTTACCGGTGGCGATGGAACCGGATTTGCTAACTGTGCATTAATAAGTACGGACGCAATTTGAGCAGCAATTGTTAGAATAGGTATGATAATATTTAAAATACGTAAAATATTTTGAATTTGGGCGATGTATCTTTGTATTTGATCTAAAATTTGTTTAAGTTCATTGATCCTAGGATCATTACATGAAATTGTTTTAGGTAATATGTTTGATTTACTAATTGCTTCTGCAACTTTTTGGTTTAATTTATCAATAACTTTATTTAGTGCCGTTTGTATTTTATTAATAGCAGCACCTGGTTTATTAGTAAGTTGATCAAAAGGAAATGCTACTGCCATACTAAGTCTTTGTTATTTTATATTTTGTACTATTTAAATTTGGTAATAGATCAGATATTTGTCCTAATGATGCCGATGCATTTGTAACACACGGAGCTCCTCCCGGACCAGTAGATCCAGCACCAATAGCTTGAACTATTAGTTGTATTATTCTTTGCAATACCAATCCGTGTGATAACGGTTCAGATGCATCTTCTCCACCTATATAGATTTCATTAGGCGTATTTAAAACGATACCTTCTTCCGAATCTATAACAGCAACATCCTGTTTAGCTCGAAGTATAACGCGATCTGCTACTCCTACAAATTGCGAGCCTACAAATGAATTATTATGAACCGTTAAATCTTTAGATAATGTCAATGTATCCAATTGTTGAGTACTAGTTAAATATAATGACGATGCATCAGTTTCTAAATCTTCTACAACGAATTCGCGGCCAGATTTATTAATACGACCATTTGATATAATAATGATTGGATCAGACTTCAATATATCAGTTTGATTACCTCCAGGCGTAAACCACGATGGCGATTTATAATAATATCCGTCTGGATATGATGTTGATATAGTATTACCAAAACGTATACTATTTCCCCAACGACCTTCAATTAGAAAATCTCCTTCATATGGTTGTAATGGAGATATTGCTTTTTGTGTAAATGTTTTTCCTGGTTTCGTTTCATCGATATCATTTTGACGAGCACCATCAGATAATCCTGGCAACATGTTATGATTGATTGATGATTGAATGTCAATTGATGATACATAGTACCAACCTTCACGCCAACGATTGGTCGTTGCTTGTTGATTAAATGTTTTATAAATCAAAACAAATTCACCAACTAATGGAATTTGTTTCATGTTTATATTAGATGGCTTTGCGTAGATTAGTTTATCATTAAAATATGTACTACACGATCTAACTTTAAGTTGAAATAATCTATCTACCGTAGAATTAGATTGATCATTGGGAATATAGCTGTATGTATAGTCATATTCAATTACTTCAGCAACATCCCATTCAATTCTACGATTGCTCATCTACATCCTTTTTTGTTTTAGACATTGAATTTTCAATTCGTTGTTTTAAAGCAGCAGATTCTTGTTCAATTGAATCTAATTCATCGGTTAGCTCCGAAGACAATGTTTGTTCAGCAACTCGAAGTAATTGTTGTTTTTCGTCATCACTTAATAAACTATCCGCACCTGATATTGTTTGTTTGGTAGATATATATCGCTGTACAATTGCAGTTAATTTTACTAAATGATCATCATTTTTAACTGCAACATCTAAATATTCTTTGATCAAAGGAACAATGATAGTAGCATCAGACGCATTTTTTATTAAAGGTTGTAATTGTGCGATTAATTGATTAATTTGTCTATCTTTCTTTTTAGAATTATGATATACATCGGACATTAAATCGGCAAATGTAGTTCCTTTAAAAAGTTCATCATTTTTGTCCATACATAAAACCCTTTAAAATAAATATTAAAAAGGCAATTTTATAAAATCTGTTTGTTCATATTCTCGAAACTTGATTTCATAGATTAATTTTAATGTTTTAATAACGCGCGTAATATTCGTAGTTTCCAATCCGGTACGTTCTCGAATTAAAATGTATAAAGCTTTTTTATTAAAGTTATCAATATCTTCTCGTGTTTCAAATATATGTAATACTGAATCAGCTACATGAATGTCAATTGAATTTGAAAAAATATAATTTAAATGATCATAACAATATTGAATATATGCATCCATAAACTCACGTAACGTTTCTCGCATTTCATTATTATGAATTTCAGTTATAACATTGCGTTGTTCGTCAATGTTAATTTCTAATGTATCTGATTTTATTTTCGAATAACCTTTTTGATTTTCAGCAATCAAATAGTTGAACGATGTTCTAGTATAATATGAATATGCTTTACCGGCATTTGGATTAAATTTATCTAAACGAGCAGTTAAATATGTAACTAAATCGGTTTGTAAATCTTGAAACGTAGAATCAATATAATCTGGTTTAACTTTGTTAATAATATTCTCTGTAAGTTTCATAAATGCTGGATAAATAAATCTACGATATATTTTTTCCCTCGATGCAATATCTTCACTTTTATTGTATGCAGCAATTGCTAGATCCGTTATTTTAGTAAAATAAGATCTATTTTTCTTCGGTTTCGGCATCGAATTGTTCCTTTAATTCTGTTATAACTTCTTTTAATAATCGAAATGTAGTTCCCGTTTCATCTTCAGATTCGAATGCACCTGAACGATCTATTTCTTGCATGGCCATGTATGATTTTTTTATTTGATCGTACATATATGTATTTGATGATTCTAATAAAGAAATGTATTCAACAGTTTCTTCGTCTTGTTCCTGTAAGTCAGCAACTGCTCCTGCAAGAAACCAAACTCGATATCCTAAATACGTACTAGTACCTAATAGTATCGTTGTTGTTATAATAAAAAATAACATATTATTCCTCGTTAAATGCTTTGAAAATATCCGTTAATGCTTGTTCTACATCAGGATTGTTCTCAGTTAAATTTTTTAATCCGTTTGATTTTTGTACTCTACTTTTTTCTGAAACCAGTTTGGGTGTTTCTTTGTCTTTATTTCTCCAACGCTCGAATTCAATTTGTGCTGCCATATGATCAGCATGATGCAAAATAATAGGAAGATTTGTTTTTAATTTAGCTTGAGCTGATCGAGCAACAAAATATGGTTTATTTGCATCATCATACATTCCATCGTGAATCTTAATTGCTTGATATTCTGTCCAAGACAGTTTAACGTCATATTCTTGTAGCAACCAAATTGAAAGATCCGGTACCATGGTAAACGGAATGTTTTCATTGTGACGATACATTTTATTTTGATTTTTTCGATGCCAATCTGAAGTTTCTATTTGATATACTTCATTGCCATCTCCTGGAAATCCTACTTTACCTAAATCGTGGTGCATTGCAGCAAAACGAAGTTCTTCAATAGTATAACCAGACATATCTGCACCCATCTCATTCCAAGATTCATAAAGTTTCTCAGCACATTCAATAACTCGAAGTACGTGATCTACATATCCTCCAGCAAATGCATTATGAAAATGTGCAATACTAGATGCTGGCATCATTGCTATGCGATCTTCAAATTCATCATACATTTTATTTAATTGTTTTTTGCGAGTAGGAAAGAATCGATTAACTAATCCGCGATACCGTTCCCAGTTTGATTTGATTTTTTCTGCTTGTAACATAACTTATTATATTGATTTATTTTCGTATTTCCAATTGTTGTCCGTTAACAAGTTTAGATACACACTTATAACATGTAATTGCCGTTGCATTTACATCGACTCGTTCGCAAATTTCTTCACAATATTTGCATTGTAACCGTTTGAATCCTTTAGGTATAGGACTACTTTTTGTAATTTTTTTCACGTTCTTTTCTTATTTTATTCCAATATGACAATATTTGTGGCTTAGGTTCTGGTGTTGCAATAACTTCTTCATCAATCGAGCTTATAGGAGCTGTAATTTCTATATCAGAATCATTGATAATTTCTTTAGTATGTAATATTTTATTTGCAGATATTAGTAATATTATAGCTAAAGGATCAAATACTAATATTAGCAATATAATCAACCAATTAACTATAGTATCCATTGATTTATTAGTTATACGAGCTACATATTTTAAAGGGCCAATCTCCTTTGCAACCGTTGATGATGTTTGAAGATTAGTAATTTTTAATTCAATCGCAGTAATCGAATCCATCAATGACGATTCTCGTTTAGTTAAATCTCGTAATCGATTTATAGAAACATCTAATTGTTTTTCATATGCTTTGCGATTTGATGCATCTGTTTTAATTATTTGATTTCCATTCTGATCTGTATATTGAATTTGATTATTAGACAATGCATTAGTTAATTTAGTTACATTTTTATCAACAATTTGTTTTTCTTGAGTTGTTGCATTTAATTGTGTTTGAAATCGATTTTTTTTAATTTCATAGTTTGTAACACTTGTTTCTAAAGTTTCTAAACGATATGCCGTATCTTGATAAGATGCAGCTAAAAATCCATATATGCCCATCGATGTAATCAACATCAATATAATGACAGCGGTAGATAGATAAACACGCATTAAACGGGAAATTTGTTGCCAATAACGATGTAAATATGATGCCGTTATAAGTTTAGAAATTTCCAATGTAGATGCAAGAATAATAACCGCAGTGGCTTGTGATGAAAACAACTTGCTAAGTCCAAACACGCTATAATATGCAGCACTTGCGGCTAAACTAAATGCTACAGCTAATACAATATATGGAAATCGTTTTGTCATTAACCTCTATCAATGTAGTATTTTGCAGTTTCTAATTTTTTTAGCGCTCGAGCTAAATTATCTAGCGCCGAAGCTTTATCAATTTTACCTTCAGTTAGTGCCTTTGCCGTAACACGGATTGTTTCGTGTGCATCCGTAATATCATCCGTAATTTTTGCTTTATACTTATAATCTGCTTTCATAAATAACCTTTATTTTATATTATTAATATTATATATAATAAATATATTATTCTAAAATTAATTGAGTGATTTGACAACATTCAACGTTTAAAGCAATTAATGATTGTTCTTTAGCCTTTGCCTCAACCATAACATCGAGATCTGCAACACCATATGTAGCAGGAAGTCGTGTAATGTAGTCAGCATGAGCCTGCTCCTTGATCTTGGTAAACTCCTTGTATTGTTTGTGAAAGGTAGGCCATTGGGGCAAATCGGCAATGTCAATGTTGTGATGTGCAAACATACGCTCAATAAGAATCTGTGCTTCACGTCGACGAGACTCGCTGTAATGAGTACATTGTGTGGCACCATGACGTTGCCAAGTTTCGCGAGCCATAAAGAATGCTTCTTGTTCGGATAAGTCACCAGTATTGAATGTGTGATGCCAATAGTCAAACGTAATAGGTATAGCAATTTCTGCGTGCAACATCTCATACAATTCGCACACCGAATACATGGAGGCCTTGTCATCATTCTCAATAACTAAACGAGCCTTGCAAGAATCTGAAAGACGATCGTAGTTACGCAACCACCGTGCAATGGTACCAGGTTTATCGTTGTAGGTAGCACCAACATGAATATTGATCTTGTTCTCAAAGCTAGGAGCAAAGCCCATCATATCAAATAGCTCAGAATGTCGTTCAAGACCAATGATAGAATTATCAACAACTATGGCATCGGGACTACCTAGAATATGAAATGGACCAGGATGTGTTGTGATGCGATGACCATGAGCGCGGGCATAATCACCTGCGGCACGAAGATGCTGCGCAATAAGATCAATGTCGGGCAAATCTGCTAGCTCGTAATGATTCCAACGAGGAAACAATTCAGAGCCTAAACGAAACAAACGAATACCATGTGCTTCATTCCATTGCAGAATAGTTAACAAATCGCGGGCGTTGGCAAGTGCAATGTCGGATGCTAACTGCAAACCACCTAATTTAAATTTGCGATCAATCATGGCACGACCGGTACGGATACCTTGGCCGGATAACTCCATGTTGATACAAGCATAACCGAAACGTATCATATATGTTTTATTTTAATTTATGTAAAAAGAATGAAAAATCCAAATATATCAATTGTATTTAGTATATACTAATGTTACATTTGCCATAATATAGCGTGTTTTTGATGAAATTGGCTCAACATATTCAAAATCATAATACAAACAAATAGCATCCCATTTTGGATTCATGATATCATTCCAATGCGCTGAAGAAGTTGGATACCCCATACCAGGAGTGAAAAACATATCTACTAATCGTTTATAGGTAACTTTAGGACAATCTGAAAATGCGCCTGGAATTTGAAATCCTTGATGAATTAATCCTTCACCGATATATGCGTGCACGTTTTTATTTAATAATGCAAATCTACCCATAATATCTAATTCTGTAAAATTAGTAATATCAATTTTTTCAGAATGGGTTTGTTCTCCAGCTAATCTTTGATATAAAGCATGATGGTATGCTGCAGGACGAATAGATACATCATAAGTTAATGGTTTTGCTCCATTCAACTTGCGATAATAATTAAAACGATCAATAATGAATCGTTCCAACGTTATTCTTTCGATACTATCAAATTTTGTTAATACAGCGGTTTCAGATTTACCATTGTATTTATTTGTATTTGTAATATCAAACATGATTACATCACTTACACTACCAGAACATCCTGGATAATGTTTTTGTGCAATTGAATTAAAACTTGCAATTGCCACAACTACTAAACTAAATAATTTTTTCATAACTTATTATTTTATACATTTATATTATAAAAATTTTTGCATGAATCCAAAAAATAGTATATTATTTTACGTGATATTTATATAAAACATATTATTTAGGGATACAATGAATTCATATTTAGAATATTTATTTGCAAAAAAATTATTAGATATTAATACAAAAAATCTAACAGAATCAAGTAAATTAAAATTAACTAATCGAATTAATAAATTTTTATTTGAAGCTGCGCAAGATTGGGTAACAATAACAATACCTAGTATCGGAATTGCATATGCTGCGGGCGCGACCGATTCAAAACCGTTCATAAACGATATATGGACAAAAGTAAATGCAGCAATTGAAGCCAATACCACAGCAAAGGCACTAAAAACTGCAAATAATTTAGCTATACAAAAACTTGAAATATATGCAGGTTCTAGTAATAACTATAACGGAACACCAACGCAATATGATACACATAATTCTACATTAGATGCAGGGATGAATCCATCAAATTCGTTTGGCGCATATGCTGGATGGACTACACCCGGCCAAGGATTAGGCGATATATCAGATTATGATCTTGCAGATTTAAAAACAAGAGGCGTAACAAAAACATTTACCAATCAAACCATGATATCTGGTTATAAATCTAATGTAGAATTAGCAAAAAAACGAGTTGCAGATCTTGCAACCAATTTAAAAGCATTAATGGTTACAAACGGCATTATGGTACCAGATCCAGCAAAAGGTCAAGGGTATGAAGAAATAATTAAAGCAGGCGTAGTCGCCACCGGTGGCGTATTAGATGATAAACGAGATACCGGATTTTATAAAAACCCAGGACAATCGGCTATTATAATAATTACATTATCAGGAAAAGAAGATATAATTAAATATCCGGTAACGGCGGAAGAATTAAAAGCTGGATTAGCAAATAAAACCATACTATGGGGGAATGTCGGTGGCGACGCGACACTCGCGCAACAAGGCATAGTTGATCCATTAATTGAATGGGAATTAAAATATCTACCAGGAGAAGGACAAGGAAAAGACACTAGGGTAAAGCCTGTAGTTAGATGGACGTTTGAATATAATGCTAAAAATCAATTGATTAAAGTAAAACAAGAACCAGATCCAGGTAACATGGGTATTCCTACGGCTGTCAAACTTGCATTTCCTGCTAAAGAATATATAATTAATCCTCCTGGAAAAGCTCAACTGCAAACTAAAGTTCCAATGGTATACGAATTATTGGTTGCTGCAGGAGTATACAATAGATTTTTTGATGCAGTTCCATAACAACAAAAATAACAATAAAATAGTTTGAATAAATATTTATATTAAAGAAAAATATTAAAAGGTAAACTTTATGAATTTAGAACGCATATTAGCAGAAAATTTACTTCGATTTGGAGGTAAAAATATAAACAAGCAATTGTTTGTATATAAGTATTTGCTAGAACAAGGTGACAAACAAGCTGCAGCAATTGCGCTATTAAAAGCACAAGGCGATGCATATCGAGAATTTGAAGCATGGCAAAGTAAAGTAGGAGGCTCATATAAAAATGTAATTTTAACAAAAACGCAAGAATTTATACCAATTAATCCGGAGCCTGAAACGTTAGAAGATGAATTTTATAATAATTTCGTTACAATGGAAAAGGGCGTAAAAAATCCTAAAGCGTTACAAACGGAACTAGATAACTTGATAACTAAATTGACTGAACAAGGTGCTAAATTAAATGTACCAGATGGCAAAACAATAATTGAAATTGTATCTACAGCAACCCCTTCACCAGCTAGTACAGCCCCAAGACCCGGAGATTTTCCTGGGAGTACTGTACCAGCTTCGCATAAAAAATTAGATCACGATTATGGTGGTAATTTAAAGTATGATGCTAATGGCAAACCAACGCCCGAATCTGTAGAGTGGGCTAAAACTAATGGAAATGAATACCTTGCAACGGCGCGCGGTGAAGCTGTAAAAAAATACTTAGAAAGCAAACTTATTCAAGCAACGATTGTCGTAGTACCATTAACTGGTCAAGAGTTTCGACAATTTCTCATAACAGCCAAGCAAGAAGGAACGGAAAAAGTTATTACACCGATTGGTACTCCAGATATTAAATGGTCAGTAAGTTATACTGCCGGTTTAGGGGTTGGTCAAGATATGGATTATTTAAAAGATACCGTTGAATGGAAAAATATTATTGATAATGCATATACCGAAATGCAACGTAATGCACAAAGAGCATACAATGAAGGACCTGGTTCGACAAGAATGAAATACCCAGATAAAACAAAATTTCCTGATGACAAATCTGCAGAGTGGCGTACGGAGTACTATAGATTAAATTTGGGTTTAAAGGGTGCAATGTTGCAATGGGCTTTGTATGGCACGCCATCTGGCCAGATATTTTTAGGTGTAAGTGGTGGTTGGACTTTCGGTAACTCACAAGGAGACTTGCCAGGTCTTAATAAAAAAATAATGGATGTTGTTGGGGCAAATGGAGACATTTCAACCGCAATTGAAAATGCAAAAAGTCAAGATATTGGAACTATAAACAAAGGTGCCCTTACTAAAAATGTTATCGAAGCTGAATATAAAGGTATGAAAAAAGAAGCATTTCAAACTTCAATAGCACCATTTGGAGTAGATACCGGCAACCTAACAACTGGTGATTTGGCGGACAAAGGTGCAAAAGGAGTCTTGGGTATTGATGAAGCAGGACGTTTAAATACTACAGGATATACTCGTAATGGAAATTTAATTTATGCACAATTCAAAAACGCTGCATCTCCGTTGTTTACACAATTAACCGGAACTGATGTTGCTGCGTGGTTAAAAGAAGTGAATAATTTAGCATTATCTGATGCTATATATAGTAAAGCCGGTAATGGTAGTTTTTACTACGAACAATTTAAAGCAGATTTCGAGCCGCTACTTTCAAAGACCGTAACGGCAACTGCTAAAGGTGATTTGAAAGCCTTGATCAAAGCTGCAGTAGCTGCCGGTATTAGCGATACATCTGAAACAATCTCAACCGATCCAAAATATTGGGTTAATGCATATTATATTGATTATACTAAAATGGATGCATTTAATAAACCAAAAAGAGGTAAATTAACGGGACAAGATGCAATCGATTTCTTTGAAGGTACAAAATTTGCGCAATGAAATTATCCGAACAACAAATTAATATATTAATGAAACATGTCATGCATTTGCAAGAACAACCGTCATTTGATAATATCGATACAATTCGTGCTAATCAAAAACGGCAACAGCAAAACAAGCAACTAGAAAAGGACATTTTAGCTAAACGGGGACTTAGACCTATTCCAGGACTTACTGGCGGATATGGTATGCCACTTAAAGGAACGCAGGCTCAATGGATTGCTAGAATTATATATGATGCAAAAAGCACCATATCAGATAACGAAAACAATGCAACCCGAGCTATACTTGCAATCAAGGATAAAAAAGAATTCGATGAAACTCAACGAGAGTTACAAAAGTTATCTGGAGGTCGTGGGATAGGACAATACATTATTAGTTTCTTCGGTACGTATACAGATAGTTATGTTAAAAGTTTAGCACAACATAACATATCGACAAAATTATCTCCAGCTGGTACCATTGGATTAGAATTATTACATAATCGCAATCATTGGAAAACAGAAAGTCGTTTAAATAAAATTATTACACATTTAAAAAAAATTAATGCTGGAACTGCTACGCTTAGTATATTAGAAAAAACATACAATAAAATTAAATACATTGCATCATTAGAAAAAAAAATATGGCAATCTAGTACAACAAAAGCTATTGTTGACTTTGCTGTAGAATATCGACATGAAATCTTGATAGTGTTAGAAATTCTTACGTCGATAGCAGGTCCATATGGTTATTTGATTTCAATGGGTATTGGTTTAATAAATGCTGGATGGTACGCATCAGAAGGTGAATATTATCAAGCGGGAGTACAAGGTATACTTTCTATTATGCCAGGTGTATTTAAACTTGCTGGAAAACTACCTCAATTAGTAGAGCTTATGGCTAAATTAGGGTCAAAAAAGTTAATAAAATTAGGAGCAAAACTTGCTAGCAAAAATGCTAAATTTTCTCAATTCGAACAACAAATAGTAAAAGCATTATTTGGAGCAAAAAATCTTATTAAACCAATATTTGACGAAGCAGCTCGAATTAGTGCTCAACGAGCGGCAATGAAAGCAGTAATGAAAATGAAAGGCGCTGAAACTGCAGCTGCGGGGTTCGGACGACTTACTGCAAAAGATAAAATAATTATTGGCTTAGCAAACGGCACGTTTAATATAGCAAATTTTAGCATTATGTGGGGGAAATATTCTGCAGCTACTAATGTTGCAGTTAATTCCATATGGGATAAAATATACAATCAATATATCATGAATACTAGTTTAGAACAAAAAAATAATCAAAGAATAGCAGATTTTTATAAAGAGGTAACGGGAAAGGATATATCTACAATTAAATAGGATTTTATATGAAATATAATTACGATATGACATTATTAGAAAGTATGATATTGTCTAATAAAATACGATTAACAGAAGCATCAGGTCCTTGTATTTTACCTGATGATTGGAATCAAGAAAAAGGCGATGCATTTAGAGCATGGTTTAATAAACAATACCCATCAAAATCTGCGGAGTTAGATTTAGATCCGACGGGGCCGTTTGATAATGCAACTATAAAAAGTGCATTTTGTTGGAAACCGGATGGATTAGAGACAACGGGAGATAAATACTTAAATACAGCAGGCGATGAACCTATGATGCTTTCGGGCTGGCCGGTGCGATATTATCTCATTGCTGCAGCAGCGCTCGTTGTCGCAACGGGGGTTGGATTTGTATGGTGGTACAAAGCTCGTCGAGCAACTAGATTAGCAAAAGCAGTAATAGATGGTATAAAAAATTATAAAGGCGATAAAGCAGAATTATTACATGATACTATAACATCGTTAAATAGTACGAGTAAGCGTCAAAGTATTATTCAACGAATTATCAAAGGAGATAAAAAAAATCAATTAACAACTACTGCAGAAAAAGAACAAATCAAACAACTTGCCAATAATCCTGCAGCGTTTGAAAAAACAATTGACGAACTACATAAATTATATTTGCAAGAATTTAAATTAGGTAATCTTACTGCTGATGAGTATATTCGAGCGGTAAGAATGAATCCAAACAGTGCAGAAGCTAAAGCATTAAAAGTCATCGAACGTGCAAAAAAGAAATCTGGTAATAAAGGATATTGGCCGTCTAAAAACGATTTGAAAAAAATGCGAGATAGGTTAAAATCAAATGCATCGAAATCAAAAGAAAAAACAAAACTATTTAAACCTGTAATATCAAATCCTACGTTAACATATATGGCTGTGGGCGACGATGTTGCAAATACTTGGTTTATTTTTAAAGGCAACATTTCAAAAGATTCTATAGATACTGCATATCGTCGTGCACTAAATAATGTAAATTTAGGAATGAAAACTGCTATCATGATTAAATCTGGCCCAGGCCCTTCTTCGTTATTCAAAGAATTAAATGGTAATGGAAAACGATTGTTAGCAAAACATGCTAATGCAGAAAAATTTCCTACTTTAAATCAATGGACGATAGAAATGAATAAAGCTGGGGCATCGCCGCAAGTTTCGCCAGGCGATATAAGTAGGTATGTTAAAAATTTAGCATTATGGCATCTAGTTAATAAACCTATTTGATAAAGCCGTTTAAGAAATCTCGCTGACGTTGGATTGCACTGTCAAGTTCAGAATCTTTTCGTTTTTTTCCAATTCCTGCAATATTTCCATTAGCGCTAGGTTTAACAACATGCTTTGCCGCATTGTTAGTTCGGGTTGATTTGATTGTTTTAGAATTTCTTGTAGATACATGTTTGCTACTTGCAGACTCATTTCCGCTTTTATTTTCTGCCCTTCGGGTGTCTGTAAAAAGCTCTGTATATGTGCTTGAATGTCCAGTTTGGATGCGTCTCTTGATTTCATCTTGTCCAATAGATCTTGTTTCATCGATGTTGATGCATCCTGTTGTATACGCTGTTTTATACCCTTTGATTGAAATACCACATGGATACTTTGTATTATCCGATTCAACCAAATATTGAATACCCCAAGAACTTGTTTTAAACGTTTTAACATAACCATATTTTTTTGCACCTAACCAAGTAAAGTATACCGCATCATTAATTTTAAATTGAGGTTTTTCAAACTGTTTGATGATAGTATCAGGAACTTGTTGTTTTTTTGCCATTATAAATTAATTAAGACACATCGAATTTGTGTAATTAATGATGCGAAATACTCGCATATATCTTGTTATTTTGTCTTTACGAAACATTTTTTCTGTTACTAAATCTCGACGAAGCATATAGCCCGATTCAATGAATTTTTGCGTTACGTGTCTTACTGCACGTAAACTGTTTGATCCAATCATGATATTTTCATCATCAATCATTACATCGACAAAATCCATATTACCATCCTTTACAGACGGTAATTCTTCAGCTGTTGGTTCTTCGTTTACTATAGGAGTTGCTGCATATTTGTCTAAATTATCTCGAACTTCTTCAAAAAACGAAGATAAATCTAAACCTTTAGTTTGCATCGTGGTTGCATCAAATGTATCAAATACCCAACACATTCGTTCGGATGCATGCATTGTTTGAATTATTGAATATTCAGCTTTTGTTACGAAGATTTTGTCAAAGATTGTCTGCATGATTCCTCCTTTTTTGTTTAATAACAAATAACCGATCGATTTCTGCTTCAGGCAACTGTTTTATTATGCATATTTTTTCTCGGGCTTCATTTATATTAGAGGCAGTTACACTGCCAATAATTTCTTGAGTCGTATCCGTTTTAAAAAAATATACGTATGTTGCGTTACGCATGATGCAATTTTATTATAAATATAAACCTAGTTCATATCTCCTAATAGCAATATCCAATGCATCTGACAATGTTTGAGATAATTTACCAATTTCGTGTTTTCGTAAAACCAATGTACGTCCTTTAACATCAATCGGAAATGTGTCATTTTTATTAGGTTTGCTAGCATAAACGTTAGCAGCTGCAGTGCTTACAGATTTAGAATATGCAATTAAATCTTTATATCGCATATGAATTTGTTGATTAAAAATATTCAAATGTCCAATTGTACAATTCATTGGATCTGTTTTAAAATTTTCTGCAGAAATTTTGGTTTCAATTATAAAATCCAAATTTGCCCAAGTTTCGCCATAACGATTAACATGATTTTCTGAAATAGCCCACGGCTGATTAATACTGTTTGTCATGTTTTTATTGTAATTTATAAATTAATACTGTATATACGTCTTTTGAATAATTGCATCGAATATTAACAAATTGATATTTTTCAATCAACATGTCCATAACTAATCCAGGATGTACATAAAAGAATCCTTCATGATGATATGTATTTATCGGATTCATTAAATTAAATGAAACTACTTGTGTTGATAAGTTATACAACATATCAATATCATCAAATAATTTACGCAAATCATCATCTTCCGTTTCACACCTTCGTGGAGTAAATACGCCGGAAGCAACAACCCATTCGTGCTTGTCAAGTTTAGCAGTTTCAAATGCACCTACATTAACTTTATTTAAGCCCCATTTTTGTTCGCCTAACTGCGTCATTATAGGATTATGGTCTATGGCACTATATAAAACTACGTCATTGTTTAACGCAGCCAAATCGCGAGCTATGCCGTATAAGTCACATCGACCGCATCCTATATCTAATAACGAACCGCCGCTGAATCCTACTAATAAATTTTGCATTAAAAAGCGTTGTTCTGCGGTTGTGTTATAACCTACCGGAATTGGACTATTCATCATATAATCACCATCTGTTGGTTGTAATGTATCCCAACGATCCAATTCGGCGTCAGAATTTATTAAATTATCTAGAATGCTTTGTTTCAATTGTTTTTTATCCATGAATTCTATTTGATATTCGTTCTCGATTCTGTAACTTCTTATGTTCGGATATCATTGCCTTTAAAGGATGTGTTCGATTAATACTCTGTTCTACTTGAACAAATTGTGATATAACTTGCCAAGCTTCTGTTTCAGTTTCACATCCTGGTATCATAAACACATCATGCAAACTTATGTCATTATGCACTATATAGTACTCGCCATCATGACCCATTATTGCAATACATCCAGGATAACGTTTTTGAACTCGTTTTTTTAAACTTTCAAGCTTCATTGATTATGATTTAGTAATTGGTAATGCATCATTTGCAAGTAATTGCTTATAAGGAATAGTTGTCTGAATCATATCTGTATCACATAACATAGTTGTTAAATGTTTATTAAGATATGTTGAATGTTTAGGATTCGTAGTAATTATACATGCTGCAGATCGATTTTCCAATAATACATCATATACAATAGATTTATTAATCAAATATTGATCTAATATTACGCCTACTCGATTTACTCCATCTTGAGTAACAACGACAGTGTGCCCTGGTCGATATGCCATTATTCGATAATTTTAATGATTTTACTTGCCGAAACTGATTTAACTTCAAAATCAAAAGTATAACCTTTAAAATCTTCAACAACTTTAGCTTCTGCTTCAGTTACTGAAAGTGCTTCTACAAGATATGTTTCAGTTGTTTTCTTTTCTTTAGTACCCTTAGGGGTATCAACTGTGTCAATTAATTGAACTTTTGCTGTGTAATACGACATTTTTTTATTTTTATGGTTTATAACTATATTTGTAATATAATAAATTAAATTGAAATATCAAAATTATTTTTTATGTAAACGTTTTTGTTTTTTATGCATTTCATATGATTTTTCAATTTGTTTATCATTTAATTTAAAATTAACAAATAAATTATCTAAAATATCTGCAATTAATCTTTGTTTTTCTGCAGCAGAATATTTCTTTTTACCAATTGATGTAATTAATTGTTCTAAATGTTTAATATATTGACTAGGTACCTTTTTTAGTATCCTTGACTTTTCTATATTAACAACATGTTTATTATGGTGTTTTTCAGAAATTAGCTGTTTAGCAATTTTTGCAGATTCTGATAAGATATCACCATATTTAACAGTCCATGCTACTTCTGGTGTAGGAGATGCTGCCGATGCACCGCCGGCGCCGGCAGCTGCATCCGATGATTTTTCAGCTTTTTTTTCATCTTCCTTACCAAAACCGACAATATCTTCTAATGGTAACTGCAATTCAATTGTATATGAATCATCACGACCCCAGCCTGTATATGGAACAATTTTAATTAATTTGTCTCGTAGCAGTTTTAAAAGAATTGCAGGCGTTAAATTAAAATCTTTACCGCTTCTAGCAATAAATTCTCGTACGCCAATATCTGACAAAGAATAAATGATGCCTATGTGTTGTGACCCATAGGCATCAAATTTTCCTAAAAATCGTTTTTCTGCAGGAGTAAATGGTGATTCTCCTCTAGATGTATTAATATCATTTGTTTCGATAGATGATTTACCTGCAACCGCAGCATCAGCTTGCTCCTTAAGCATGGTTCGCAACGTATGATATACTAATATTTCTTGTTGTTTTTGCATTATTCTGATTTAGATTCTGCTAATTGCGTTGAACGATATTTACTTGCTAATTTTTTAACTTCATTAATTGCTTTACGTGCTCTAACGCCCGCAGCTTTTATCCCTTTGTTGGTAAATCTTTCATGATTTTCTTTAAATACTAACCAATGTTGTTCGATTTGATCGAAAATTTCTTGTGATGCCATGTTAACCTTTTTTATTTTTATATAAATATTTACATCAAACAAAACGATCCATTAAAATATGAATGTTTTCATTGCGTATCTTTAATTTTACATAGTCAGACAGTTCTATTATTACATCTTCGCCATCTTGACGTATTTGCATGATATGATTTTTATTAATAAACCGTAATTCTGGCTCGTTTTTTTCTTGCTTACCTTGTAATTCAATTACATATAATGCCAAAAACCCCGGTTTTGTTATCATTAGTCACCAGTCCATTCAGCTCCGCCCATATATCCTGGATTTCTGCTAGGGGGTGTAGCACCACTAAGTTTTCCTATACTTATAGGGGTTGTTGATTGAGCCATTTTTTGAGTGTCAATATTTAATTTCATCATTTTAGCAGAATTATCTCTTGCATATTGCATTAATGCCATTTTCAATGATTCTGCATCTGTAGCTGTAGATCCAATTTGTTTAGCAATGAAATCTTGAAGTTGTTTGGTATTTTTAAAACGAGCTTCATCATTAATGATATCAAAAATACCACGTGCATACATTAATGCACTCTTATCTACAGATCGAGCGTAGTCGGCAACATATCTACTTAAGTTAATACGATTAGTAACAGCATCTGGTATTTGCATCCAATCCGTTTCTGCATATTCATCAGCAAAATCTGGGCCCATATCGTCATCTACAGTAGATAATAATTCTTCACGTTGTTGTACGGTTAATCGTTTCCAAATTTCAGCTTCATTATATTCTCGAAGAATATGACGAGCTCTATGCAATTCTTCTTTAAGAATTTGTACGTGTTTAGGATTTTTAATATCAAAAATTTTCATGATAAATTTTCCAATTTATATATTGTTGTGTAAATTAAATCTTTGAAAGCATCTAATTGATTGATAATGTTTGTGTCATCTTTAGGAAATTTTGCATATACGCGTTCTATAAATGTAGATAACGCTTTAAAATATTTAATGGCGGTATCTGCAGAGTATTCATCAAAACGTTCAGCAGGTTCATAACCCATAACAATTCCATATTTTCCTTGATATGATTCAACTAATGCATCAACCATATCCGGAATAGCATCATAATATGCATTTAGTGCCATATGTGCAGCAAATGACCCGGGGCCTGTTGTTTGCCAATGAAATATATGAGCTTGGTCTCGTGATGCCATTAATGTAGAAACTAATTTTTCAAACATTATGTTTTCCTTTTAATATAAATATATGTTATTCAAATTCTATTTCAAATCTACTAGCCCATTCTAATGCTCGACTATGATCTGGCGCGCGACCTGTACCGCCCGCATTAAGATTTACAAAATATGTTGTAGCATTGGATTTACTAGTAAATTTAGGCAATGCGGCAGCTGGTTTATTCTTTGTAAAAAATGCCGCGGCAATTTTTGCAGCAACGTCAGGATTATTTGCAGCTTCGGGGTCTCCTACTAAATCTTCACCAACAATACTACCATACTTTTGATAGTTATCCTTAAATGTTAGACCATTAAAACCACGACCACGATATAAATATCCTTCATCTGATGCATTACCGAAGCGGCCACCATATACGCGATTAAAGAATGCTTCATCGTCAGATTTTAACGTATCCAATTCATCATCATCTGTAGGTACTCTATTTCCAAATATTTCACGAATGCGATCATTAGGTGTACCGCCATATCCTATTTCATCTTGCGGAATAAAACCTGATTCTTTGCCTATAACAGACAATATTCCTATTTGAGTAAATGGATTTATAATACCTTGATCATTCATATAATCAATTAAAAGTTCAATATTTGCAGTTTCGTCTGTTCCGATTCCCGATGGAATTATTACACGTCCTTTTGGTGATATTTGTTTTTTAGGTTTAGCAATTCGCAATGCATCCATGGTTTCATCATCAATTACTTCAGATGCATTAAGACCATGTTTCATTTTAAAATCAGTTAATGCTTCAGTTGTAGATGGTCCAAATTCCATACTAAGTATTTCAGACGAGTCAATTTTATATCCTAATCTTTGTAAAAATTTATGCACATCCTCCATAATAATACCAATATATCCGGGTGTCAAATGTAATTCGTCATCTTCTATTTTTTCTTGTTCTGTATCAACATCGATTGAATTATCCAAATCATTTAAAATTTTTAACATTTCATCATATAAAATTATATGTGCTGGGCGATCTAACTGAATATTATTTTTGTCAAAAAATACATCATCTGTAAATGAATCGGTTTCGAGTACATAATCGGCATGTTTACGAATCCAAGTATCAGTTTCTAAATCTTCTGCTAATGAAAAATGGATATTTAATTTTTTCTTAATATTTGGTTTAATAAATCGCACAGATGGTATAGTATTTAATACTATAGGTATTTTAAGTGATTTGCAATGTTCAATTATGCCTCGAAGATTATCAATTATACTATGAACTTCTTGATTTTTATTTTTTTCATATATACCGCGAGTAAACACGACAACTAAATCATAATGTGTCGATACATGATGTATTACAAGATCTTTAAGTTCTTTAACACTGCCTTTATCGGCAGTACGTATATCTCCGGTAATTACTTGATTGTTAATTAATTGTCGAGCAAAGCCGCGACGTCGATCTAAATCATGATCAGTAACAAATAATACATGTAATTTATCTGATAGTTTTGCTTCTAATAAGAGTGTTTTTAAACGTATCATATATTAGTAAAAATTTAATTTTCCAGTACCTTCGCCGCCATCGGCCGGCACCAACTTAAAAATATCGGTACCGTCGGTAACATAATCTTCTAAAGATTGATTAGGATATTCGACATACAATTTTTTAATTCCATCAACATACATGCATAAAGCATCCATAACGGTATTGACATTTTGTGTTAATGCCTTTTTTGCTGTAGCAGCATCATCCGATGTTCCGAAATCTAAATTTCGTACTGCAGAAGCCATTGCTGTTTGAGCTTCTTTACAAGCTGTACTTAAAGCGTCAATTGATGTTAAAAAATCAGTTTCGTCTTCTGTTAAATTTTTACGGTGCTGTGCTTCTACTTCGGCTAATGTAGGCAATCCTTTACCAGGTTTACGTTCCCAAGCATATCCTTCTAATAATGTCTTTAATTTCATCGATGTCCTTTAATAATTTCATATACGCTATATAACGCAGCAACAACTATTGCAATGCTACCTTGTATAAATGCAAATAACCTATTCATATTAATAAATATTGCTAGTATCATTTTACAGTAAAAAAGTGCGCCCAAAGACGCACTCTTAAACATTTGCCTCGAAATGTTCCGCCTAAGGTAGCAGGCATCTTTATTCCATTTCGGTAGGAAAAAAGTTTGGAAAAAGTTTTGGCTGTCTTAATTCGCTTAATAAGTCTAATAATTCATCAAATGCACGAAGATATCCCATTTTTTCTTCACGTTGCAAAACACTATTAGTAGCCATATTGCTTCGCAAACGTTGCAATATATCTTCAGCCTCTGAAACTAAATCCAATACACCATGATCAGTATGACCTTCTGTAATTTCTTTTACATCTTGTCCCGGCTCATACCATTTACCGTCGCCATCTGAATCTTGCCATCTTTTCGGGTTGCCAAAATATTTTGGATATTTCTTTTTAGCTTGTTCTTGATCTGAATTAGGCAATTGATTGTATATATTTGTTATTTTAGTTTTATCATAAACATGATTATCAGCTTCATGTTGTTTAATTGCATATTCTAAATCACTAATATTTTTCTCCGATTCGGCTATATTGGCTGCGTGTGTTGCTATAGCATCCTTAAGGGTAGGTAAAGATCCATCTGGTTTACGTTCCCACGCATACCCTTCCAATAAAATATCCTTAAGTTTTTTCATGATATATCTTTTTTAAATAAATATTGCAATACCATATAAACTAGTACGTTAGTACGCCCGTTACCCCATAATAGCGTCCTTTCAGGACTCCTTTCGTGTTGTAGCTATGCCGGCTCGCACCAACCAAAGACCCGCGGGCCGATCCAAGACGCGATATCCTGCCGTAGTGATGCGTGTCATGTTTGCTGCTAACAAGGCGCGATATATGCGTGTCTTTTGGGCTTCCTTGTCCCCACTGCTAGTGTCAGACCCCGTTATGTCGATGCTTGCAGGTTGCCATTGTGTTGCAAAATCTAAGAGGGCTTCCAACGCGGTACTCATGAGACGCAGGTAATTGACGCGTCCGGCTGCTGCGCTTCGGTCATGCGCCACAGTATGGCCTTCACCGTCTTGGGTAGGCGTCAACATGGCAAATGCCCATTGTTGTGCACCTTGATCCACCATTGCCAGAGTGATGCGTACACCATCTGCTTGAAATTCGGCTTCGCGATAGTTTCTCGAGTTTTTGATCCAGGTAAACTGGGTTGCATAAGGAGTCACCCCGCCTAAAGTTATTTCTGTTACAAGTTGCGTTAATTGTATCATGACGTCAAGTCTTTTTTGATAAAGTATAACACACCATGTATTCAGTAATGTTACCTGGGTCAACGTTGAAACGTACGGGACCTTGCAGATTGGGCTCGTTGCGCGTTGCATTTAGAATGCTATTTGCACCCGGATCATGGCCCATACCGCCTCTACGATTGATCTGCCAATGCTTAGCGTCATCGGCTTCTGCAAGCATTGGTATTGTGATTGTTACATTGTATGTACCTTTATTGACTTGACTGGTAATTGCAACGTTTTCAATGTCGGGCCGCAGCGATTGATCCTTTAACCATGGATTGCATTCGCATACCAACACGTTGAATATTTGATGCAAAGTATCTCCACTGCTGCGATTGGCATGCGATACGGCCCAACCGCTTTTCGGTCCTGTATATGCAAGTCGAAATGCAGCGTCGGATTTTTCAATATCGATTTTGGGTCGAATGCGACCATTGTCCGTTTTTCCCCCATCCCATTTGGCTTTGGTTTCCGCCCAATGTGCACAGGAATTCCAGGATTCGCCCGTCCATTCCATCAGCAATTGCTTTAATCGTATCATACTAATAAATATTGGTTTCCGTAACTTTACGATGTAAAGCTCCTGGAAACGACGTGGCTTTAATGTGATGCGTCCGTATTGTGTGCCGTCGAAGAATTGTGCATTTAATTAAATACTTCATCTTCATGAATCTTGTCAATTATTTCACTAGCTAATGCCAGCATCTCTTGTTGAAACTGCAGTTGTGCTTCGCGAAAATGATTACCAGCTGGAATTCCGTGTTGCAACAATTCTTCATTTAATTCATTCATTAAATCTATGAACTTATCGATGGTACCATCAACGAATGTGTCAATTTTTTCATGCACAATGTCATCAGGCGTTTTGTCATTGTTTTCTTTTAAGTACTGCTTCCAACGTTGGAGATATGTGTTTTTCATGGGTGATGTCCGTTATCTAATAATAAATATATGACACTGTCATATTCAATAAAGAGCACCTATATAGCAAAAAATCTCCCCGTGCGAGAAAAACATATATAACCATCCTCATCTAGATGGGGGTGCCCTACCCCTTTAACGAAACCCTCCCCCACCCCCCTATATAGCCCCCCGTTCACCCCCCGTTTACACCCCCCCATACCCCCATAAAAAAAGGGGGGCTATTGCCCCCCCATGTTGACCCCATTTAAATCAGTGGCGCCTTTACGAGACGGCCCGGGTCGCTGATTGCGATGCTCTTATGCCGATGCTAATGACTCGCGTATCTCTGCAGCAGCTACATTGTCTGGATGACTTAAGTCGGATGCAATGCCTAACGACTCCATCAATTGATATATGCCTGCCCACTTACCTCTTAGACGATCGGTTAATGTATCCGACGCACCATACCATTGCGTGGACTGCATGTAACTTAAATATGCTTGGGCTTCTTGATTCTGTATCTCTTGGATCATGTTCTTCTTGGTCATTGTCTCTCTCTTTTAATTATTATACTTAAAGATAAGGAATATGTTTCAAATATCCTAATCTTTCTGCAACTTTGTTTAACTTTTTTTACAGCAGTAATCCGACGCCTTTCGACGCCGGATCCTGATTCGAGATATGTACGTTCTAAGCCGGGATGATTTGTTCTGCAATCATCATCTTGGGATTGTCAAAGCCCATTGCACATATGCGAGCTGCCTTGATAAAGCTACGAAGGTTAATCTCTACACCATCAAACTCTGCATAGAGCTCCTTCATCAACTGCATTGCTTGCTCCTTAGCTGGCATCGGGATGCGACGCTCCATTGTCGCCATTAGCTGACCCATTCTGGTAAACATCTGGTCCGTTGTCAAGGCAACATCACTTACAAAGCTGCGTGAGCGAATTGCGTCATCAAGTTTGCTTTGGTTAATATTGGAGACAAAGATGATGCGCCCGGTAAACTCAAAGTGACGTGGCACTTCACTGCCAAACTCATCTTTAAGCGTCTTTGTGGAGATATAACTAATTTTGCGGGTGTCATACGAATCCAAAGCCGCTTTGAGGATATTCACTGCATCATCGTCTTTGAATACAGAGTCACAATCATCCAACACAATAACCTTATCGCTATTCTCATACAGCGTAATAAACAAACCGCATGCGGTAGCACGACCCTTGAAGTGAACAAAGTCGCTAGACTCCTTAAGACCCATTTGCTCCAATGTACTCTTAACCAAATGCGTCTTGCCGGTACCTGCACCGCCGGTAATAACAAGTGATGGTTGAATGCCACGCCCTACCATTTTAGTCAGCCGCTCAATGTTTGCAAACATCTCCTCTGGGTCTTGTTGCTCTTTGGCCTGCATAAAGGACATCTTGGCTACTGGTGGTGGAGTCAATGCAACACCCATATCTATTGCCGGCACTCGAGTCACTCGACCCGTTGCGGATACTACTAATACCTCACGGTTCTTCTCAGCATTCAATAGCTGGATGTGTCGGATGGTGTCTTTAGGCGCTATGCTACCTGTGGTTGTGTTCTTGGCAAATAACTTGCCTTTAATTCTAACTGGTTCAAAAACATTACTCATCATATATCTCTCTTTTTAATTTATATAAAGATAAGGAAAAATCCAATGCGATCCACCCGAATCGCAAACTTTTTTAAACTTTTTTTAGTCGGTTAATTCGCCATTAAAGAATGTTAAAGACTCAGTGAACTGGTATCCTTCGACTATTATATGCAGAAGGCCTAAATTAGGATCTACAGGATAATCCTGAGAATGGCGAATCAAGATCTCGAAGTCCACTCCATTGTGCTCGATAAGGTTTAAGAAGTCAGCGGCATTTAGTGTGCAGGCTGCTTTGATAATTTGGTTTCGTGTCATCTCTCTTATTTTTTAATTATACTTAAATTTAAGAAAAAAATCAATGCGATCCTAATCTTTTTGAAACTTTTTTTAAGCTTCGATAACGTCGGATTCCTGGAATTCTCTTATGTCAAAATCAACCAGCTCATCTAATTCCTCTTCGTCATAGCCAAAATCCTCAATTACTAATTCACGTGCCTTT